ATAGCCCAAAAGTCAGAAGGCGATAATTCTAGTGCTACGCAAGTTTTATAGAGATCGCGCCAAGGATAGGCGCTTAACTCTTTTTTACTTTCTTGCTCGTTCTTTCCGGCGCTTCAATCTTTGGAAAAAACATCTGAACAGCAACTTTAGCAGACAATACAAGATCACCAGAGCTAGCAGGATCAGCCATAATCGACGTATAAACGTCTTCTTCTGACACATCGCACCCGCCCTCTTGAAGTAAAGCCGCGTACAGTTCAGCAACTAGTGATATCTTTGGTATGCCGCCCTTATCCAGCTCGATAGCTGTCTCAAGGATGTTAACGCCAGATCTTTCAAGACGCTTGATTAATGACATTGTGACAGGGCATTCGTATTTTTCGCCCTGCCATTTCAGAGTAATGCTATCGTCAAACATAAATTAAGTTGCCGCCGTAAATGTTGGTTCACCTGAATACATTAGCTCAACGTCAACAGTTGTTAGATCTTCATGCTCGCCCGACAAGCTAACGGTTGTCATAAATACGTCACCCGCTATTGTTGAAGGTGTACTTGTTCCATCTGGGAAAGTTAAAAGGCTTGCATAAATCTGGCTTGTGTTATCAATAGCGGATTGAATCAAGCTAAGGTTTTTAGCCTTTAGTGACAATCCGATAGTGATCTCCTTGCGACCTGGTGTCGCTAGTGACTCGGCCCATCCGTTTGAATCGTCGTCGCTTGTATCTACTGCGCTATTGTTAATTGATAGTGATTTACTTACGATACCCGCGAGCGTAGCGCCCCCAAGTGTGAAATCTATTTGACGGCCTAAAAAGCCCACGCCTACTGACATTGCATTATCTCCGATTGATTGATACTTGTATTGTATCTGGTCAGACCAGTTTAGGCAAATTAAGTGCTAACATCAGAAAAAACAAAGAGGGTAAAAAATGATAACTGCAAATGCTACAACAGATCACAATGGTCGAATTACTCACGGGGATAGCGAAAGTTTCAAGTCTGCGGGTAGCCTTTCCGATTTAATAGGAGATATGGCATCTATACATACAGAAAAAACGACAAAGCGCGTAAAGCTGAAAATGACATTGGACGGCGCGTATTGGGGTGACTCATCTTTAATAAGTCAACATTACCACCCTGAATACCCGATATTAAGAAGCAAGGCAGGGATGACTATTGAGTCAATAGCTTACAAACTGTTGATTAATAAAGTTGCTGAATTGATAGATATAAGCTCCATATATGTTAACCACAAGGTTAAAGGGTATTCGATTGATGTTTGTTACTGCTCGTCTAAGCTTAAAATACACTGCTCTGACGCAGGAAAGGGAAGGATACTGGTATTTATGGATGGAGTTAGAAGATTGAACACTGATAAGATGATTAGGGACATAATCGCCGCCAAGAAGGAATTCCTTAAACCTAAGCTTGGTGTAGTCCCCGTGTGCAAAATCGATCAAGAATTTATGACGCTTCAATCATAAGCGCTATTCAGAGTATGTTTTAAGAGTGAACCTGTAGAAATATCGGTTTTGACCTGTCTGATATGGGCCTGATAGGTCTTGCGTGATCGTGAACTTTAGATCGTCATTAACTATAAAATTGGCTTTCACATACGCGAGCGCCGCTTCCGCGTCATCATAAAGCGCGTTAAGGTCTGCGCCGTCTGAGTTTTGAACGCTAAACATTAAAACGTCAACTGAGTGTTCGCGGATCATGGCGTCAACCGCTCGCCCGTCTTGCTTAGTCAATATGATTTTATCGTTAGCGTTATTGAATGGGAATTGGTCCTCTTGCCAGATCGCCGCTTGGCTGTATCCAGTCGCCACATTATCAACAATAAACTGTCTAACTAGGTCTGAAATTCTCACCTTGTAATGCCCTCTGCGAATTCTGATAGCAATTGATTGCCGTATTGCGCCCACGTAACGTTGAACCAGTCTTGCCTTGCGTCAGCATTAAAGCCGCCTGTTTTCTTGCCTGGGCTTGGCACTGGCTTTGGTTTCCATCCGTCCATCTTGCCGCCTGGTTTCGGGCTATGCAATATGCCAGCGTATGCTGAATAGTAGCCTATCGTTGCCTTAAACAAGTCGCCTGTTTGCGTCACCGTTTGGTTTCTGCTATCCATTAGCGTGCCGCTATCAATAGGAACTAAAAAATCAGTATAGTTTCCAAAAGTTGTAGCTAGGTCGTAAAGATTACCCATCACCCGCTTAGGTATGACGTCATCGGTAAAGTTCTCAATCTTCTTGTTAACGTCATTAAACGACTTGCCGCTTTTAAATGGCATCAGTTAAACACTAATACTTATTTCTTTAGGCTCTGATAGCGCATTGTCAATAACATCTTTATCAACGCACTTCACAGATGGAAGTAAGACCTCAATAGTTGCAACAACCAGCTCTCCCGGGCGATATTTGATATCAACACTCTTCACACCCGTTGCCCTATGGCCATCAACCTTTACGCAGTGCCTAGAACCATCACTAAGTATCTCTACATTACTTTTTTTGCTAATTGTCATAAGTTACCCCGTAAACACATCATACGCAGCTAGCCCGCGCATTGCTGTTTTAGTTTCTACCTTGCGCACCGTTTCAGCGTCGCTTGTTGGCTCTGCACCTGTATAAGTGCCGCGCACAATTCTATCGCCTTTTTTGATGCCTGGATCACCGCTAAACCTGAAAACAGCAGAAGGCGAAAAGTCTGCACCTTCGTCATTTCTTGCGACTGAATCACCATTGCGATAGTTGCAGGCAACCGTCACAGGACTGCCCCACGTTGCGCCGTATTGAGTCTGACTAGTTAGCGTCCAGTAGGTGCAAACGTCCGCCATGCGCTTTCTACGCGCGTACACGCTCATTAATAATTCACCACGTTAAAGCTGCGTCGCGGCTTGTTCATGATCGCAGCAATACAGCTATAGCCATTCATGCCGCCGATCAAAGCGCCGTATTGACTCATGCCTAGACCAGCTTTATTAAACGCATTGGCAAACGTTACGGACTCGCCGTCCATGTCGGACTCACTTCTAACACCGCCACCATCTTGCACCGTTAGCATATGCGCAACGGCATATGTTTTTAATAGCTTTTGCGCTGCGTCAGGTATTGAGTTTAAATCAAGGCAATCGTCAGCAAGCGCAACAAAATCAATTACTGATTGAATCGCCGCGTCACTTGATGCACCCATATAGACGCTTTTCACGTCCTCTACTATTAATGTGTATGCCACTATATACCCCTTATGGTACGTCTGAAACAATATCCGACGATGTCATATTGTACATCACGAACACGCAGTTTGCAGCACTACCGCTATCCTGCAAGTTTGGATACGTATCACCGTCACCCATGCGCCACCAGTGATTTGGCCCAGTCGTTAAAGTGGATAAGTCGAAAGGCGTGCCGCTATTATAAATGTCACTAACGTTTGCGCTTTGGTCGCTGCCCCATATTGCAAGTTCATCGACTTTAGTGTTGTCTTTTAGATAGTTTCCGCTTGCGTATCTACCTACGCGCAAATTATCCGCATCAATGCCGCCCGTGTAGCCAAAGTTATTATGTGACCATGTACCCGCGCTTATTACGTTAGACCCGTCAATGAACACTTTAAATCGTGAGTAGTAGTCAGCCATATCTGAGCTAGACGCGCCAGTCGTACCACCGTCATAGCTTATCACTATGTGCTGCCACTGGTTTGGTGTAAGGCTGCTAGTTGCAGATTGAAATCGTATGAAGTTGTTATTGCTTCCATACTGCAATCGCAAGTTGTCATTTGCCCCTAAAAACCTGACATTAATATGCCCACTATTAGTAATGTCATTGTCACCGAAGTAAAAAATAGTTTGTCCGGATGTATTGGTTGTTGGTTTAAACCAAAATGCAATAGTCCAAGCGTCACCCGATCCGCTACCATTGCCCGACCTGCCCAATATCCCGTCCAATAGCGCAGCGTTTGCGCCTAGGTAATCTAAATTATTAAACTGCAAGCTCTTTGTGTTCGCAAACGGTGGAGTACTGACAGTAAGCACAATGGTTTCGCTGTCTTCGCCATTATAGTTAATTGCTTTCACGGGTATGTTATACGTACCCGCTGCCAATCCTGAACCGCCTATGATTTTACGCCTATTATCGCTTGTAACAACAACGCCAGATACAGCGGAAGTGTCCCACTCGTATTCTGTGCCGTAATCGTCTGTTAGTTCATAGTTGAGCGTTTGACCTTCAACTAGTGATATTGCTAACGAGCTAGTAATGTTAGGCACTTCACCTGCTGGTGTTCCCGTGTTCTGAAATAGTGCGTTAAGCTCATTTACAGCGGTCGCTAGTGTTTGTGTAACCAGCGAACCGTCAATGTAGGTTTGTGCAATGTCCAGTTGATTAATGTAAATTTTATCGCCGTCATCAAGTATCACCCTGATCCCTACATCCTCTTGAACGGCTTTGATCGTATTTACAGGATAGTTTATTAGTGCGTCACCAGTCGATTGATCGCTCAATATAACTGTAGTGCCTGTCGCGTCAACGCTAAACTCCATGCTCGTTTGATACAAAAACGGTGATATGTATTCTAGGTTTTTATCCTCAAAAAGCCTGAAATATACATCTACATAGTGCGCCCCAGGTACAACGCTTGACTCCCTAACATTTAAAACTGTCCTTTCGCCGTCTTGG